CATAGTAACGCCATGCGTCATCAATAGCACTATTAACATTATTAATTGCTTGATTATATGCGCTGATTGCATTATTTTTATTTTGGAGTGCCGTTGCAACATTTAAAACTGAGTTGTTATATTCATTTGTTTTATTAGTTAGTGTTTGATTGTAACCATTTAATGTTGAAACTGCTTGATTATAAACATTTAGTTTGTCATTATATACATCTTGTGCTGAGTTCTTTGCAGCAAGTGCGTTGTTGTAGGCGTTTGTTTGTTCTTGGGTTGCTCCAGATCCATGAGAAAATGTATTAAGATTGCAACTAAAGTCTTGTCCCCATACTCTTGGGTTGCCAGCATAGTCACAACCTGCACTAGTCCACCCTCCAGGGATTCCCCAGCCAAGAAGGTAGGATCCAGGGCCTCCTCCGTTGTACCACCATATCTCTACATCAAATGTTTTGTCTGTAGTTACATCATATACAGGAGAGTAATCACTCCAAGTTGTTCCTTGCTCTACCCAGTTGTCTATGGCCAATGATCCGTCAATATACATTCTAAAACCATCGTCTGTATAACCAGCAAAGTAAGTTTGAGTAAACCATGAAGGAACTGTTATTTTTCCAGTAAACTTAACTATAAAGTTTTCATATCTATTACCACAAACTGGACGAGTCATATAGTTTCCATTTAGTGTTCCACTACATAAGAATTGATCTGTGGCTGCAAGTCCATTAACTCTAATTAGACTATAAACATCGTATGCCAAACCAGCAGAACCAGCACTATTTAAGGCTTGCTGGGCTGTTTGTAAATTAATATTGGCTATGCCAAGTTCATCGTAGGCATCATTCTTATTGTCTAAAGCAGTGGCTACTGTTACTGTTTGTCCGTCTACTACTGATTGGGCTAAGTCTTTTTCTTCAAGTGCCGTGGTTTCTGCGTCAATAGAATCATCATATAGATGAGAGGTTTGGGTCTGTGTTTCTTTTGCAGATACTGCAATGTCGTACTTTTCTTCTGCTTCTTGGATTAGGGATATAAATTCATCCTTATAGCCAAGGTCGTCAATGCTATCGTTAAGATCTTGTATTTCTTGGGCTGCAACTGTGAGGGGGTCATCAGAGTGTGCACCTTCTGGGGAGATAATAAGCCAGCCAAATGCTAAAAGTGTGGCTGCTAGTATGCGTATTAGTCTTTTAATTTGCCTTTCCCCCTTGCAGACTGATGTCTGATAAGATGATTATACCATTTTATTGCACAAAAAAGGGGCTATCAATTAAGATAACCCCTTTAGTGTTGGACTAATTACTTAAGTAAAGTAACCTTTGCCTTTGGATTCTTCTTGTTCCACTTTGTAGCAAGTGCATTGAATGACTTCTTCAAAGAAGCAAGCGCTGCTGCATTATCTGCAGTCAACTTAGCGATTGTTGCATCCTTAGCAGCAAGAGCAGCATCTGATGCAGCCTTTGCCTGAGCAACTGCGGTTGTTGTATCATCCTTGAACTTTGCAAGTTCAGCATTCTTAGCAGCAATTAGAGCAGTGTGCTCTGCTGTTGCCTTAACTAATGCAGCATCTGATGCAGCCTTAGCAGCAAGTGCTGCATCCTTAGCAGCAGTCTGTGCAGCAAGTTCTGATACTAGATCACGGACTGTGATTTCTGCAAATGGTGCTAGTGCACGAGCAGGAAGACCTACTACATCAGCAGTTGTTGCATCTCCAGCAGTTGTTGGGCTGAATGTAATTAATGAGCGTGTTCCAGTTACTGGAAGTGTTGCAACAAACTTTGCAACTCCGAAATCTGAAAGCGTAGCACCAGTGGTTGCTGTTGCTGTGTCTAGTGTTGCTGTTGTAGCAAATACTGTTGCAGTAATTGACTTACCAGATACCTTGTTACCAAATGTGTCTGTTGCAGTTACTGAGATGTCTTGCTTTGTGCCAGCAGCACCAGCGGTAGGGGCAGATACTGTAAGAGTATTAATCTTACCAGCAGTTCCCTGTACGTAGTAGGTAAGAGTTGTACCCTGATTTGTGATTACAACTGTACCAATTGCTGTTGTCTTTGTATAGACATAGAATGTTGCAGTTGTTCCTGTACCAGTTGCAATGCTTAGGCTTGAAGAGCCTGATGCCGATGTTACTGGTGCAGCGGTTGTGTGTAGTGCAGACACGATTGTTGCGTTTGTTGTTACTACAGAAACTACTGTTCCTGTGTCAACAGTTGCGACGAACTTTAGTGCGTCAGCAGCGTCAACTGAGTTGTCTGCAGGGACTGGTAATGATGCAGGTGTTGAGATTGATGAAGCGGTTGTATTGGCCGTTCCAGCAAGTTCTACAGCGACTGACATTACAGCAGCACTTGCAGGTGATGCTACGATTGTGCCCAAAGTCATGGCTGCAACCATGGCTAGTGCGATTTTCTTAAATGAGTTCATTTAATTTATTCCTTTTCTTTTTATAGTAGATTTAATCTATCCAGATAATCTTTTACATCATCTGGCATAGGTTTATATTGTATCACACCGTCGTTTTTCATGTCAAATTCACTCTTAGATCTGTCTCTAAAAGTATGAATCTCTATTTCGGTGTTGTTATTTTTTGGAGTATGAGATATAGCCCCAAAAATAGCACCACACACAGCATCAGCCAAGTCCTTTGACTTTTTGCGTGGGTGATCAACTCTGTCATTTTTCATAATCTTTAATTGTGTTAGTTCATCAAACAGAAGTTCAATTGCTGGCATCGCCAGTCTTTCTTCATATACAAGCATTGCCATGTCTTCGTAGTGCTTCTTGGCAACAGAAACAGTATCAGTTCTCATTCCAACTTGCTGAAGTTCATTTTGAATATCAAATGATTGCCAACGGTCAAATGAAACCATTCCAATATCAAACCCAAGCCTTCTAAGATTTTGGATCCACTGCTTTACTTCTGAAAGATTTACTGGACCCTCAATCTTTGGTTCCCACCATGCCACTGCATCTACTACTACAATTGGTGCTACTTGTTCGTAGTTGTTAATTACCTGTATGTTTACCCATTTTTCTACATGGGCAATTGCAACTGCACATTTGTCGTGCTTCTGTGCAAGGTCAGCGTGAACATAATACTTTTTAGTTGGATCTGGTTTGAATGCTTCGTCAAACCTTCTAAAATTGTCTATTGGATTACGAAGAGTCATGCATGCTCTTACCTTTTCTGCTTGCTTAAAGAATGCATCTGAAGCAAAAGTTGGGACGCATGCAAAGCGCATCATGGCATCTCCAAGGTCTGTCATAAACGCAATCTTAAAATCATCAATGCTTCTTGTTGGGTTTACTTCCCATGTAGGTCTCTTTAATGCAAATACTCCTGGATATTTGTATGAAATGATTTGATCTTCATCCCAGGAAATTTGAAACTTGTTGCTTGGGTCTGTATCTGGAAGAAGTGGATTGATTACAAACTCATGCGTTCTTTCAATTATTTCTTTATCTGCAATAACTGCATCATATCTTTCTGAAATAAAGTCCCCTGGATATCTTGGAAATGAAAGCAAAACAACTTTGCCAAGGTCGGGAAAACGGGAGTCTACTGATCCACGAAAAGCCTTGTAGATATTATCAGCAGTCTTACCCTGCTCATTGCCTGTTCCAACTTCAGATGCAAAACCAGAAATCTCATCAAGTACTGCAAGTAAAAGGTTTAAACCCTCATGCGATTCTCTTTCTGAGTGTCCAGAGTAAACAGTGATTGATTTATCAAACTCTACCGAGTCTGCTTTAGCATTATACTTTCCAGCAAACCATGGGGACTTTTCAATCTTTGTTTTAAATCCTTTAAAGAAAACATTCTTTGCCTGCTGAGCGTTAATAGCAACATTGATTAGGTCAATAGCGTCTCCAGAGGGCTTACCAAAATATTTTGCTGGGTCTTTTAAGCATAGAAGTTTGTATACGATGTATGAGCATGCTACGGTTGATGTAAAGTCCTTTCCAGATCCCTTGCCAAGTTGCAGAATAATCTCATTCTTTGTGTACTTATTATAGTACTGGGTTCCTTTTTCTTCTCCTAGTATATCTATCAAATCTTCTTTACGATAGATCTGGCTCATCGCCTCAACAATGTCATACTGAATATCTGATAGCGGTGGTTGGCCCAAATAAGATGCTGACTCAACAAATGTCTTTGCATCTACTGGAGTTTCTTCAAAGTTGTTATTTTTAAGAACCTCTAAGAATTCATTAAACTTCGTGGACAATTGTTATTACCTCATCGTCTTTAGATATCCTAGACAACCTACGCATAATCTCATCACGAATTTCTGGGTGCTCTGTTGCTATATCTTTAAGTATATTAATAAGGACTTCTTGTCTGTGCTCAATCTCAACCATCTCTTCAGCAAGTTCTTTATTTTCAAGAAGACCAGCCTTCTGCAACATATCAATGCGCTTAGACTCAATATCCATAACAAGTTTAATCGCAGCAGTCTTAGCGCTAAGATTGTTTGTCATTGATGCCTCATCGATAACTTCGTATGTTCGAGAAACTAACTTACTGTAGTGTGTGTCTGCTGCAGCGAGTGCTTCTTTTGCACGAGCACGAATAGCATCGTTGGCAGATGCCATAACCTTCCACTCATTAATAAGTGTAACAACTCTTTGTCTTGGTATGTCTAACTGCTTTGAGATTACTGTTGGATCGTTACCCTTTAAGTATTCTTCTACAACAAGATTAACTTGGTCTAGGTGCTTAACTAAATCATCTTCAGTTGACATACTTTCCCTCTAATCTGTTGATTTCATCTTTAATATAAAAGATTGCTTTTTCTAAATCCTGAATTGTTTTTGCTTCATCTTTAAGACCTGCTCTCCAAAGATACTTAAAAGCATTGCCAATATTGAAGTTACGGTGTCTAGTAATTTCTATACATTCTATTCCTGAAGGATCAGAGGTGTAGTGTCTAGGATTATTAACTTGATCAACTGTTATGTTTAGATTGTCACTCATGTGATTCCTCTTCGTCAAGTTCCCAATCAAACGCTTCTGGAATACCCTTTAGTGCAGCAAAGGCAAATGCAAAACCAACGGTACCTGCTACAGCAAGTGCTATTAATGCTTTTTCAAATTTTTTCATCTTTTTGATTTCCTTAATCCGAATTTGGCAAGGTATACGTAGATAGTCTCAACACTGGCTCCGCACTCCTTTGCAATCTCTTCTGGGGTCTTTTTATCCATAAGATACCTCTTACGCATAAAGACTTCCGATGTATATAGTTTAGCAGCCATGTCGTTATTTGTCAACCTGCTCTTCATTAATATCATAATTAAATCTATCAGAGTTTTCCATTATCCACTTGTCCTGATTTTCAACATCATACTTTCTTTCATTGATTATTCTATCAATCAAGTATTCTTTTTCAAGCGTAAATGATGGCTCATAAACACGGACTCTATTGTTAGGCTGAATAGCAAAATTTCCATCATCTCTCTGTATAACATGCCCACACTTGTGATCTGCTGGGCTTTCTGAATATCCATCATCTAAAACATTTCTATCTGGGTTATGCCAGTCTAATGTAAATAGGTATGTTCCTTTGTGCATTGTCTTTGTTCGATCTATGTAAGACATTCTGAGGTTGGTTAGATTTTCAAATTGAGTTACAGAAATGTGATGGCTAAAAGAATTCCATAGAACTAGATTGTGTAGATCAACTTCAGGAACTCCTGGCTCTGTGCAAAAAGCAGAGATTGGAAGTCTCCACCATAGTCCACCATCTGGCATCATGATATGAAACAGTGGGCTTCTAGACTTTAAACTTGAAACACCAAATACTACACACTCAAAGTATTTGTCGTGGCTATCTTGGTGGTTTCTTAAATAGTTACCTCTTACATAGCAATGTAT